ATGTTTGCGTCTGCAACAGCACGATAGGCGGCGGAGGCCTCAGTACGGAGGTCGGCAAGTCTGGCCTGCTGGTTCTTGAACCACGTAGCACTACCACCTTGCCCTTTGGGGGCTGTCATGGTCTGGGCAGCCAGGTAGGCGTCCCATGCTTTTGAAGCCTTGCTCTCAAGGTCATCAATAGCTTTAACGCCGGCACTCTTAACTTCGCCGCCCCTAACCTTTGCCTCAGCCTCTGCCAAGGTGAGGCCCGTGCGTCGTAGTTCGTTCAACTTCTCCAAACGTGCAGCTTCATCGTTCAGAGCTTTGATGACGTTGGTGTTATACAGGTCTGTGGCAGTCTGGGCTGTGTCGCTAGACTTGGACCTCCACCAGTCGTAACCTATCCACGCAACAGTAGCCAAACCTACTGCCACGTTCAGGCCGGGGATTAGGCGGGCAAGTCCGAGCATGCCTGCAGCTTTGCCTGCTGTCGCTGCGTTTCCTGCAACGGTCGCTGCAGCCTCTGCCGTTATAGCCGCAGTGTTGCGTACCGTCGCGGCGGTGTAGAGAGCCTTAGCTCCAACCAACACCTCCAAAACAGCTGCAGAACCCATCTGCACAACCTTCAAGGTTGTGTAGGCAGCGGCTGCGTAGCCAATTGCGGTGAGGTTTTGGCTCAGGACCATGCCCAAGCGGGCAACGCCTTCCACCATAACACTCAAGCCCTGAATAAACTCAGGAGAGGCGAACGTGCGGCGCATGGAGTCCATTGTCACTAGCAAGGCGGGCTCCATCTCGCGGAAGGCCTCGTTCATGCTGGAGCTGATGGTTGCCTTCAGGCTCTTGAACTGGTTTTCTGAAGTCTGCGCCAACTTAGCCGCGCTGATGGACGAAAAACCGTAGTAGTCAGACAACTCAGACTGCATCTGGGCCAACGCGTTGCCCATAGATTTTCCGGTACGGTCTACTTGAGTGTTGACCATATCCAGCAACTCGATAATGCCCTTGGCACCGCGTTCCGACAAAACGGCTTGTAGGAAGTCCTTGCGAGCGGCACCGGTCATTGGGGCCATTTTTTCGTTCAAGTCCGATACAACCTGTATCAGGGGTTTGAAGTTTCCGTTGACATCCCGGGCCTCAATTCCTACAGATTTAAGGGCCTTAGCCACTGCTTGAGTTCTACCAGACAAGTCCGCATAGGCATTACGCAAGGCCGTACCTGCTGCTGAACCTTCAATACCTAACTGAGACATTGCAGCAATAGCAGTCGCTGTGTCTTCTAAGGACACCCCATACTGCTTGTGAATTACGGAGGCGGTTTTCATAGCCTCTGAGAAAGACTCTACGCTAGTGAGAGACATGGCAGACGCCTTAGACACTACGTCCGAGACTTTAGCAAAACCTTCAGCCCCCATACCGAACGCCGTCGATACCGTCATCAACGTCTTTGCAGCGGTCTCAATATCTGTCGTACCTGCTACAGAGAAGTCAAGAACTGTCTTAGTCACAGCCAAGATTTCGTTTGCCTTCAGACCAGCCAAGGACAGGGACTTCATGGCGTTGGCGATTTCTATGGGACCGAACGGCCCCGACTTGCCCATGCGGTCAAGCTCGGCGCTGAGTCGAGACATCTCCTCAGCAGTGTTGCCGCCCAAGACCTTGATGACTTCCAAGGTGTGCGCTACCTGCATGCCTGTCTTAGCTGTCTGTACGAACCCGTTGGAGATAGCAGCACCAATGAACAGGGGTCCGAGGTTACCCCATGTCAACCACAGGGCGTTGAAGCCGGAGGCCAGACCGCGAACACCTGAATGCAGGTCGTTGGCACTGTCATTGGCCCGTCGGAACCCGTCAGACAGTTGCTTGAGGTCGTTCGGTGTAGGCTTAGTCGGGCCTGCTGGTGCTGCTGGAGCCTTAATCGGTGTCGCCCGCAGTGCGTTGTACGGTGTGTAGGAGCCGACGACTTCGTTGCCCGCGAGACGTTGGCCGGTGGTGCCGGTGTTTGCTCTGCGGGCCTGCTCGTTGGAAAGCCCCTCTTGCATTTGAGACTTTATCTGGGCTGCCAGAGTCTTCATCTCGTTTCGGTCTGGGACGCCAAGCAGCTTCCGGGTCTCGTCCAGATTCATCTTTGTGGCGGAAGAAGCCCGGAGCTTCTCTTTGGAAAGCCCCTCTTGCATTTGAGACTTTATCTGGGCTGCCAGAGTCTTCATCTCGTTTCGGTCTGGGACGCCAAGCAGCATCCGGGTCTCGTCCAGATTCATCCTTGTCGCGGAGGCAGTGCGGGCGTTGGCAGTAGCCTCGATACGGGCCTGCTCCACCTTCTTGGCGGCCAGCTTGATAGCCTCAGCCTCTTTAGTGGCCATAGCCCCTATAAGTGCGATTCTGGTCTCGTCGGAGCCGGCCAGCACCTGTCCGCTGCCCTGTATGCCTTGGCGTACGGTGCCAACGAAGTCTGAGCCATATTTCTTAGTTGCCAGTTTTTCGGCGTCGGCTGACCCGCCCTCCAGCATCCGCCGAATACTCTCGGAGCGTTTTTGGATATTCGCCAGCATGCGGCTGGAACCTTGGTCGCTGACCTGTTGCAACGCTGTGTTGGTGTCTGTCGCGTACTTGACATTCAACAGCATATCGCGCTCAGATTCAGTCATGCTTTTGCGGCGTGCAGACAAGGCCTCTCGCTCAGCTTGTCTCTTTAGGCCCTCAGCTCTTTGGAATTCCTTTAGTTGGGCGGCTTGGAACCCTCCAATACCCACCTCCAAGTCTTTCCAGATTTTCAGCTCCTTTGCACTCATCTGACCTATTTTTGCCAACCGATGCTCATAAGCATTTTTAAGGGCAGTGGTCTGAGCTCGTACCAGGTTCAGGCTCAGGCCTTCACCGTTAATCTGCTCTTGTAGCAGTTGTTTTTGAGCATCTTTGAAAGTTCCAGCTATACCCGTATCCCCAATACCCTTCATGGCTTCAGCCATGCGCCCCAAACTCGCTTTAGAGGTCTTGCCCAGACTTGCAAGGTTTGTGTCAAACTGGTCCGCGGACTTTATAAAGGTTCCAAACGCCTGCTCGGACGCCTGCACACCCTTCACTAAGGTCGGGGACGCAAAGGTCTTGGCAATGTCCACGCCTGCCGGTGCGGCAGCTTTCAGCAGGCCTGCGGCCTTAGTGGCGGCTGTGCCTAGCCCCTCGATTGCGGTCGCGCCCCGCTCAAGTGCCTGAATATCTTTCTCAGGGAAACTGGCATGAAATTCTAGGGTGTTGTCATCACTCATCGGGGGGCTCCTATGGAGCCCCGATTGTAGCGCGAATAGCTGGCGCAAAGGCCAGCTATTTGGTTTTTTCTGCTTTGAAATTCCTGTACGCCCTGTCCAGTACCTGTACGCCCCACCACAGGTCTTGTGCATCGTAATGCTCGATGCGGTGGTGTGCGCGGTAGGCGTTGAACTCAACAAGGGTTAGGCTGTTGACCTTTGCCATTGCCGATTGCCTTGTCTCTGACAACTCCCAGAACACCTGCAGCGTGTGCTGCAAGTAGGTTCTAACCCTAGGCCTGCGCTGCAGGGCGGCGGGACGTATGCCTGAATCTTCCTCGAACTTGAGGAGCTGGTCCAGTGATGGCCCCCACTCAAGCTCCCAGACCAGGCATTCCTCTAGTTTTTTGCGTCTTCGGCCTCTTGCTCGGCTTTGAAGGACTCAAAGTCTTCGCTCACGGACGAGATGTAACGGCGGAAATCTTTGACAGCCAACAGGCGTTTGGCGTTCTCTACGCTGTACTCAAGTTTCACGCCCTTGAGTGCTACATTGCCCTTCCAGCCCAAAAGGATTGTCTTGGCCATGACTTCACCCATCAGACTCTCATTCAAGGCTTCTGCAGCCTCGCCCTTGGCCTCCAGAGCTACCTTGTTGCGCTTGTACATACTAGCTAGCAAGCGGCTGTACTTGGGGTTACCTGAGCGAGCTACCAAGAAGCTGACGCCATTGCCGTACTCGACCCAGCGGCCTTCTTGTTCGGCTTTTTCATCGACAGCGAAAGTGGAAAAAATATCTAACATAGGATTCCTTGTGGTGGTGGTTGGTTGATTCCGGTGCAGAGTATATCGCAAATTAAAAAGGCTCCGAGAAATTTCTTTCCCGGAGCCAAAAGGTTGGTACCACCCAACCCACCACGAAATTTAGACTGCTGCCGCGCCAAAAGCGTCGATAAAGACTACCTTCTGCAAGGTAGCGTCTGCATTAGCAGCATCCCGTAGAGCGGTGAACTGTACGTCAGCCATCATGTCAGCATCCTTGCCTCCGGCGGTAATCTGGTAAGAAGAAATATTGACCACAGGCAAGGAGAACACGTAGCCATTACCTGCACCGTCCATGGTAGAGAACGCCAACGATGTGTTGGTGTTAGCCACAAACTTGTCGAACAAGGTCTTGTCAGCAAAGTAGATGGACATGGAGCCGGTCAAAGAGATGGTGCCGCTACCGATGCCTACGCTACCCAGAGTGCAAAGGGCATCTTGCTCGCGCAGGGCGTTGTCATAGTCCAAGCTCAAGGACTTGACGAAAGTGCTGGACAGCGGTGTGCCGCCTTCCCACACTTGGCAGGAGCTGCCGGTCACGCCGGACTGGATGTCAAACGAGTAGCTCGCCGTAGGGGTGCCGGGCAGGGCAGTCGCTGTGGTCATTGCAGCAGCCTTACCCATGAACGAGAAGTTGATGGTAGACAGGTTTCCAGACTGGATGGAGATAGCCATCTTGCTAGGTGTCATACCTGTGAACGCCTCAAACACGCCCACGTCAGTCATGTTCTTCTCAATGGTGTAAGAAGTCTGGGTAATGCCATGGCTCAAGCGGCGAGTCTGCACGGAGCAGGTTGCTACAGCACTGCCGACGGTTGCGGGAGTCCCGGCATCCAAGGTGATGACCGTGGAGGTGGGGGCCACGGTAGAGCTAACACGGAACAGCTTGCCGTTGTTGCCGCCGCCGGTAGTCAAACGGAACCACTGGCCGCGCTTCAAGTTTGTGAAGGCGCTGGTCGTGGTGGGGGCCACAGACGCGGTGATAGTCGTTGCAGTGAAGTCAGCAGTGAAGGTTGTACCGACGCCAGCAGTACCGTACACCGCGAAGGTGCTTTGCAGTGTGGACTCCATGAAGCGGTCATACTCGCGGTACTGCATTTCGCCGTTGAGGTCGCCAGAGGCTTTAGCGCCTGTGGGAATCATCGAAGAGATAGTGCGAGTGGAGTTGATTTCGGTAGACATCGCCTTGGTGATGTCGTAGTTCAGGCTCTCGCCAGTAATACGGACTTCGAGAGGGTTACCCGCGACAGGGGTTACGCCGAAGGTTACTTCGGGGATATAGCGTACTTGTACAGCACTGGAACTTGCGAGAGGCATATTGGACTCCTAGTAAAAGATGCTGAAGTTTGCCTCTTTATCCGGAGCCTGTACCCCGTTTGCAACTGAGTGTGCTGCTCCTGTCACTACATGACTGACGACATACCTTTAGTTGTCATCTGCCCAGAACGGCACAAGCGCAGGATAGTAGACCCAGCCCTTGAACGGCTGCTCTCTGGCAAAGGATGCCATGCGGGTGCGTACGCCGCCAAACTGCGACTGTTGCAGGGCTCGGTAGAAGTGCTCAATCAAGGTGTAGGCCTTGGCAGTGCCTGAGCCCTCTTTGACGGCGGCTTGAAGGTGAATCTGGCCAATCTTGCGGTGAATTGGGTTCGTGCTCAAGTCAGCTTGTGCGCCGTCCAAGAACCGGATGTTCACCACCAAGAACGGGTCAAGCTGTGTGGAGGTATCGACAATAATCCGGTTGTCGTATTCAATCACAAGCGGGTAGTCTGTAAAGCTGGCCTTGGCCGCTTCTACAGCAGTAACTATACTTTGACGGTGTTGTTCGAGTGTAGCCATCACTTAATCCAGTTGTATTTGTACTTCTGTATGATGTAGTCTACAAAAGCACGATTCTCTAAATGCCTGTGAACAGGCCTGTAATTGGGGTCCATGTCTCCGGTCTTGATGCTGCCGGAAATTGGGGAGGAGTTGACAAGTGTAACCTTGGTGTTGTACTTTATCGTGCTGATAACGGCCAGCCCACTTGCCAAGGGTTCCTGAATTGCTTCTGGGTGGCCAGCGTAACGCACTTTGTCATAGTAGGACTTAATCTGCTTCGGGTCCTTGATGTCCATGTTCTGATACTCAGTATCGAGCAGATTCTTGTACCAGTCCTTGGTGTAGCCTGTGTGCGGGTTGTTTGCTGTTACTACTTGCCAATTAGAAACGAAGTCTCCAGAATACTGTGGAGACTCCTTCAGAACTGCCTTCAAGATTTGAGTTACTTTTCTCTTGACGAACTCGGTCGGCCTACTCTTGATGAGGGCTCTTTGGGCTTTAGTCTTGCTCAGAAACGAGTTTAAGTTCTTTACTTCAATTCCGGCCATGCTCAACCTCGACGGATGTGCAGGCTCCAAGCATCTTGGTCAGAGACTATGGCGACAATTCTCCAACTCTCAGAATTAACCACTACGTTTTGACCGACTACTGGGCTAACTGACGATTTAGCAACAACCAACGCCATGTCACCTGCCAAGTTGCTTGGGCTCGCTTGCGTACGAAACTCATAGACCTTGTAATAGTCCAAGAGGATTGACGGCACTGTCACGCTGGCTGCGCTGTAAGTGTCGAGCACGGGATTGTACACGCCAGTGCTGGTGAATGTGGAAGAAATTACGCCGTAATCAATTTCGTCGCACTGGGCGGTCTTGAACCCCTCCAAAGACAAGTGGACGGTGCGCACCCTGTAGAGTGCCGGCCCTTGCTTGACGATGGTGCCCTTGGCGATGACTGCGTTCTTGCTGAAGTGGAACAGCCAGAACGGGTCATACTGGGCGTCAGTGACTCCGTTTACAGTGTCCTTGAGGTAGTCTCGTTGGCCGTGCTGCGCGGTGACTGCGGTACCCAAGCATGCTTGGCCAGGTGTCACAAGGCTGAACAGCCCGCTACTTGCCTTCATCCAGTGTGAGGCGCGGATTGCTCCGCCGCGCCACTCGTCCAGTATCCCATCACCCACAACCCACATTTCATTCAGTATGTTGATTGCGGAATGCGTGGGAGAGGTGATGGAAGGGTCGATGCTCAACACCCGACGTTTAGCAGTGCTACCGTCGGGCGAGGCCTCTAGAAAGGTTGATACTTGGGCCTTGAACAGCAAGGCGTTGCTGTACGCATCGTAGACCGGGCAGGTATCGAATTTACGGGCTACGGTCTTCAGCTTCATGCGGTCACCGGGTCTACGGCCAAAGGTGCGGCTATGGTAAAAATCGGGGTAATGGCTGCTGGAGGCGTGTAGCCGCTCAACAAGGTTAGGGCTGTTTGCAGACGAGCCCGGATGCTGACGTAACCTGCGTTCACGCCGTTGCGCACAGCCTCGAATGGGTCGGCAAAGCGCTCGAACTCCGCTCGTCCATCCGTCAGCTTCCTGGGGGTAAACAGGGGCAGGCTTGTGAGGAGGGTCTTCGCTACTGCGTAGGCTGAAAACATATTGGCCACGGTGAACACCTTGGTCTGCGCGGCGGTGCGGGACAGGACAGGCGTAGCGAGGATGAGGTCCAAGAGTGCTGGCAAGGTTGAATCTATGTCCGACAGCTCAAGTTCCAGTTGGTCAGTGAAGACCTTTAAGTCAAGTGTAGCGTCTTCGAGTTCTTCGTCGGAAACTCCAAGAACTGCTCGAACTTCGTCTGCGGTGGTGCGTGTTAGTGCCATGCGTCGATTATGGCTGGGGTCTGGGGTTTTGGGTGCTTAGGGGTGTACAATTGGCAGTTTTTGGGGCTTAAACATGGAAAAACGAAAGATCAGAATCGAAGGCGAAATTGCATATGTACCACTACCTGACGGTACAGAGGCAACCATAGACGCTGAGGATGCGGAATCAGTAGGACAGCATAATTGGTGCCTTGGCAATGGCTACGTAGTGACATTCCTGCCTCGCGTAAACGGCAAACAAAAGACGCTCAGACTGCACAGACTTGTCATGGGCGAGCCGGAAGGAAAGATGGTAGACCATCGAAATGGCAATCCACTTGAGAATCGTAAAGCCTTTTTGAGACCGGCGACGAATGCGCAGAACCAATACAACCAAGGAATTCCAAGCCACAACACATCAGGCCATAAAGGCGTAGGCTGGAACAAAGCCTGCAAGAAATGGCAAGCCCGAATCAAGCACGAAGGCAAGCAAATACACCTAGGACTCTTCACAGACCTCGAAGAAGCTTCTAAAGCGTATCGAGAAGCTGCCCTAAAGTACCACGGCGAATTCGCCAGAACAGAATAGAAAATGGCCCTGACGGGCCATTTCTACTTCTTCGCCGCTGCCGGCTTGATTTCGTCGGGGTCTACCCATCGCTGGATGACTGACTGGCCTTTGACCCAATCTGTCTCTTTGGCCTTAGTTGGTACTCGGGGCTCGAAGCGGCAACCGCTCTCTGGGCACACAAACGGAAAGACCGCTGTGTTAATTAACCAGATACCTGTCTTGTCGTGGATTTGTTGTTTTTCCATAAGTATTCAGGGGAGACTTTCGCCTCCCCTGTTCTTTTCATTAGCTGATTGTCAGCACATCAAAAGGGCGCAGGTCAGTGTCCAAGCTACGGAACACATCTTCGCTCCAGTCTAAACGCATAGCTGTACTGCGCTTCATTGCGTACTCTTCAACAGCGCTGTAAGCAGCAGCTGTATTGGTAACACGAGAGATAGCTACAGACGCATCTAAAGCATAGAGTGTGTTGTCAGGCACTGGGCCGCCATCAGCAGCGGAGTCAACCAAGAAAAACTTGACATCGTTGCCAAAACCTGCATTCATCATACCAGCTTGTGGGTCGATACGAGTCAATGTAGGGTCATAGTTATTAGAACCAGGACGACCTGTGCGACCCTCTACCTTAAGGTAGGTCGAGAGGGAGCCAATGACGTGAGTTACACGTCTCTGCTTGCGGTTCCTCGCCAAGAACCCCAAGTAGGCTTTGTGGGTAAGTACACCGCCTGTAGCTGCTGCATCCAAAGATGTAGAAGTAACTGCAGGAACTGCACCCATATTCAAATCACCGTCACCGTTGTACAACGAGTTGATATAGCGATACACACGCTCATCACGCTCGACTTGCAGGTAGTGAGCCATAGTACGAGACACGTAGTCTATAGTTGTATTCTTCAGGGCTTGGTCGGTCCACTGCATACCGATTGACCAAGCGCCGATACGACGAATGCGGTCACTGGTCTTGAAGAACATCATCTTAGCTGGCTCAGCGCCTTGAGCAACGCGACCGGCTTTAGCCTCTTCAGGGCCGCCAACAGTCTTGTAGTCCACCACTGGCTGCTCAAAAACATCAGAGTCAACGCTGATGTTGTTGGCAATCATGCCTTCAAACATGGTGGAGTCAGTTGTGCGGTCCTTTTGCAGTTCAGACATCACCTCACCGATGACGGCGATGTTGGTGAAGGCGCGAGAAGCGGTGCCGAAAGTTCCAGAGTTCTGCTGAGTGTTAGCTGAGAATCCGTTAGCCGCCGAACCATCCAGCAAAGCGCCGATTTTTGTGGCGCGGAAGCCGAAAGGGTTGTTGCTGCCGGGGCGGACCAAGCCGATGGAGGCTTTGAACTGGTCAAAAGCGGTACCAACGGACAGGTCTGCGTCAGCAAACTTGCGGTTCATCTCAGCGATAGGGTCGCCAGAACGGACCATCGCTACCAGCTCTTCTGCGCTGGGCTCCCACTGTTGTGTTCCGCCGGAGCGGTCGATGTATGCTACTTGCATGATTTTGATTCCTTGAAAATGGTTTAGACGCGAGCGATAACGCCCACAGTGCCTACTGCTCCGGTGCCAACAGCACCCAAGCTCACAACACGCCACAAGCTCTTTTGTGTACCCTGAGAAGTTGCTTTGCAGACTTTGAGGTAAGAGGTGAGGGCGGTGCCTTTAGCGGTAACGCTACCAGCAACAACGTAGTCGCCTACAGCAACAACGCCGGTACCGGGGGTGGCTTGCAAGCCATCAAAGACTACACGAGCGCGGCCTGAGCTGTACACGGAGCCAATGCTGAAACCGTTTTGTGGTGCCAGCTCTACAGCGTAGATGATGGCTTCAATGTCATCGCCGGCCACAGCCAGGTCATAACGGGACTCACCTGCGAGCTTGACAATCTTGCCTTGCTCTTTGGTGTCTACTTGGTTGCTAGTCCCTGAGCCAGCACCCAAGCGGACAGCCATAGCTGGTGCTTCAGGTACGGTAGGGGAAATGAAATGGTCGAGAGCCATGATTCAGGTTCCTTTACTTTGATTGAGAAGATTTCACCGCATGCACAAACAATGGGTTCACCAGTGCTGCTACGGGTTTAGCCGGGGCATCTTCTGGTTTGGCTGCGGTAACACCACCCACCTTAAATTTCGATTTGAACAACTCACTTACCCGGCTGTGCTCAGCCAAGACTTCAGAGTCTGCCACTGCTGCGGCTTCGATGTTCAGAGGTACGCTCATCGCTTTGATGCTGTTGCGAGCAAAAGCCAAGATTCCGACTTGAGAGGCTTCCAGTGCTTCCACTTGAGCTTTAAGAGTCGAAGCCTCAGCTACTGCAGCGTCAGCGGCGACTTTGGCAGACACGAGTTCTGCTTGCAGACTTTCAATGGTCGGCTCAACCACAGCAGCGGGTGCTGGGGCTTCGATAGCGGGGGCTGCGGCTGCAGGTTCTGCAACAGCTTCTAGGTCAATACCTGCAGCCAGTGCTGCTAAGTATTCTGGGGTAATCGGTTTAGGCATAGTTGCTCCTTCTTGCGCCTGATTATCGTCCTGTACTTCAGCAGTAGCCTCACCCTTAGTGCGAACTGCGGGTTTATTGGCAGAAGATTGCAGGGATTTGGCGTACATGAAGGCGTCAGTCAGTGAGCCGACCTCATCAATCAGGCCTGCTTTGACCGCTTGCTTGCCCACAAACTCCCGGCCTTGGCCGAACGCTGCGTCGGCAGTCGTCAAGCTCATGCCACGGCTGTCAGCCACATGGGACAGAAATACGTCGTACAAGGCGTCTGCTTTGGACTGGGCATCTTCCAAGGCCTTGTCTGTCAGGTCCTCGTAAGGGTTCATTAGGGCCTTGTCTTTGCCGGCACGAATCACAGTGACCTTTATGCCGTCATTCTCAAGTTGGCGAGCCCGACTGGCGTGTACCATTAGAACTCCAAGAGAGCCTGTAATGGCTGTCTCGCTGCTGTACATCTTGCTGGCGCTGGACCCAAGCCATAGAGCTGCAGAGGCCATCATGCCACCGGTGTACGTCACCACAGGCTTCACTTTGTTCACTTCAGCGACCAACTTGCTGGCGTCGTTGACACCTGCCACCGCGCCGCCGCCCGAGTCGATGTTCAGCAGGATACTCTTGGCCGACTTGTCCGCCACTGCTTGCAGGAGAGCGTCCTGAATGTCAGCGTAGCCTACTACACCGAACATGCGCATGTAGCCAGAAGAGCCAGAGACGAGGCTGCCCTGAATCGTAATCACGGCCACGCCGTCTTGCATGTCCACCATGGAAGGCAGACCGTAAGAGTCAACTTTGGGCTCTTTTTTAGCGGCCTCGAAGACTTCATAAGAAGTCTGCGTGCCTAACCATACATTTTCAAACATAGTTTTCCTTTTAGCTCAGCTTGTTCCAAGCGATAGTGCTCTTGTGCGCTGTGGTGCTCAGCAGGCTCATAAACCCTGAAGTCGCACCGTTACTGATGCGCAGCTTATAAGTTGCGGTTGAAGCCAAGGTCACATGGAGCGTGCGGCTTAGGACTTGGGCTGCGGTGCTGCTGCCAGGCCTTGAGGTTTGGGAGCCCTCAACGATGGTGTTGGAGCTATCCGTCACCACGGCCTGGGCTACGTTTGGCGAGGGGCCAGTCGAATGGTCCGTAGCCAAGGAGTAGGAGATTTGCCATGTGCCGGGTGTCAGGACCATTGTTGCCCCTGGGACATCGACGTAGGCCTCGGTGCCTGCTACCAAAATCTGCGAGGCAGCATTGAAAAACCCGAACTCTTGGGCTACCCATGTTCCGCCGCCGATGAGCCGGTAATTTTGCTGGCCGGCTGCTGCGGCGGGCACAAGTCCGGCTACGCCTGAAGACCCGGCTGTGGCCCCCGCCATAGGGGTAGAGCCGGCACTGCCGCCCCCGTTAACGCTGGTATTGACTGGCATCTTAGAACCTCACGCTCAGTTTTGCAACGCCTGTCCCAGTCAAACGAACAGCAGATGCCCCAACTAGCAGGCTGCTGGACTTGACGCCTGCTGCGATTGCCCCGCTCGACCACGAAAAAGCCACAGCAGTGACTGCAGCCACCTCCGACGGAGAAGCCGCAGTCTGCTCGACTGTGGCGGTGCCACTGGTGACGGACAGGTCAAGTCCCACGTTGTCTGTTGGGATTAGCACCCACGGCGAGGTGTCGGCGCTGATTGTGATGGTAGCCACTTGGCCGCCACGGGGGTGAGACTCATAACTTACTGCTGCCATCGTGAACTCCTGGTTGAGCGGATTGTATCCTAAGCAGAGACCGCGAAGGCGTTACTGGCTGCCGTTTTTGCTGCCAAAAGTTCTGACTCGGCTGGGTTTCCTGTGGACAAAGTGTAGGCCCACACTGCGGCGGCTACGTCAGCCGACGTAAGGTTGCCACCGCTTGTGCTGTAGGTACGCACCGCTTTAGCGCGAATGTCCACCGAGCCGTTCACCTCGTCGTCGGGGCTGGCTGTGGTCATACCGTCTACGACTACAGCAGCATCAATACCTGCACTTGTGTAGGCGGCGAGGGCTCGGCGTAGTCGCCAAGACCCAACCAGTAGCATGTCACGACCGTCAAACCTAAGAGCCTCTGGGTAACGCATGCCTGTGGTAGTTGCCTGCCACGCAGCAACTACGTCATACACATCCTCAGCCGCACAAAGTTCGTTGCCAATGTCAATCCGCAGGGCTGGGCCATCAGGCGTAACGAATGCGTCAGTAGCCCCTTGCCCTCGCCCATAAATGGCAACACCGAAGCCGTCTTTATTCTCCTGCAGAGCCACGGGGATAGTCACAGAGATTGCGTTGGTGTAGGGCAGGTCGATTGGGTCGTACCCGGCTTTGCGTACCCGCAACGTGTAGGTTGGCACCAGTGGGTCATAGGGGTAGCCAATGCTGAAGGTTGACGACGAGCCCGAACTTGTAGCGATTGGCAGCTCCCCCGGTGCTGGGACGGCGCTTGCAAATACAGCAACAGAAGCCCCCAGTGTCACCCCTTGGAGGTTGAGGGTCGCGTAGTCCATTGGGTAGAGCGCCGCATTCTGCAGGGCCAAGGTGGTGGTCCCGTTAAAACTAACAGCGTCTAGCCGATTGGTGCTTCCAGTAATCGAGCAGGTGATGCGAATTTTTGGGGTAAATCCGACCGTAGGACTGATGCCTGTCTCAGCCGCCAAGTTTGTGTTGTTGAGGGTCTTCCATGTCCCGCTGAACCCGGCACCGGCCTTGTCCAAATCGTACTCGTAGGTGTGGTTTGCGGTGTTGGTGCCTTGGGATGCCATAGTGGTCAAGCCCGTCCAACCCAAGATGCGCCAAGGCCACGTCCACACCACTTGGTCTCCTGCCGTGCGCATGACGACCGCGCCTTGTGCAGAAAATAGCGGTGTGCCGGCGGTGACTTGGTATAGGTCTGGGTAGTACGCCGATTTCTCAGCGAACGCCAAGGCTGCCCGCGCCGTGGTGTCCCCGGTAAAGGAGTCCCACATGCAGGTGCCGTAGACCGCAATGTAGCTGGTTGGGATAGAGCCGCCGTTGTTGCGGTTGCCTCGGTGAGTCGCATTCAACTGTTGTGGTCCGACAGTCTTACTGGCGTCAACCATGTAGTTGTTCTCAGCTCTCCAACGCAGCGAGGTGTTGGTACCGCTGCAGGTCCCAAGCCTCAAGCCCGTGGTCCAGTTACGTTGAATTTTGATGTCTTCAGTATTTCCGCCATCCGATGCGATGTAGCCCATCAAGTTGACGGTGCCTCCGTTAAACGGGGCCGCAGGGGTGCCGCAGTACCTCAGGGAGGCGCGTTTCATCGTGTTAGCGAAGAAGATACCGCTGTAGGGGTGGCAGTTGGCCACCCCCGGCCAGTTTTGAACGTCAGTCACCTCTACGTCTGCACCCTGTGACATGCACTCAATCGTGTGAGTAGCCACGGTGGCAGGGGTAGTGCCTGTACAGCTGTCGGCGTAGTAGACCTTCTTTATCTTGACTCGGTTACAGGCTGAGATCAGTTGTCGCTTGGTGAAGGACCATATCTCGTCTACAACAATGTCGTCGCAGGTGTTGTATATCACGGACCCACTAATCGCCGCTGCTACCCCTGTCTGACCTGTGCGTATTTTTGTAAAACTAAAAGTTCCGTACAGGTTGGTCAGGCTTAGGGCGTACCCGCTGGTCACGGTAGCCTCGGCGCGTAGGCCGGAGATGGAGCCCATGTCGCCGCCCCCGTAGCATTGCTGCATCACAAGCCAGTTACTGGCAAACGGTGTAGTCGCATAGTTGGACAGGCCTACATACAGCCTGTCCGAGTCGATGCGGGTGGCGACCTCTTGGATTACTACTTGGTCGCAGGCATGCAGGTCGCGCAGGTATAGGCTGTAAGGTTGCACCAGGTTCCAGTACCATGCTCCTGTACTTATGCTGTGGGTCAGTCGCCCAGCGTTGGACAGGCCTGCCTCGTAGCGGGTGCCCATCGTGCCCCAAGGTTGGACGGTCAAGTTGGTGTTGGTGAGGGCACAGTTTTGCAGGATGATGTTGGGCACTCGGATGTTGCAGCCTGCCACCGGCAGGTCGCCTGCCGCAATACTGTTGCGACCCATCCCAATAGTGACGACCGCTACGTCAGTGATACCGACGAATTGCGAGCGACTGTCTGTGCTGATCTCGGTGCTGACGAACTTGTTGGCCGCGTTCGGCCACCAGTGGTAAACGCCGGAGCCGGGGGCGGTTTCTATTTCAACGCCGGGGTAGGCCGTCACTGTGTCTTGGGTGAAGTGTGGCAATTGAATTGTCTGGCCGCGAACACCGCTGGTGGTGCCTACGTTGAACCAGCGACCGTTCACATCCATCGACCCTAGGCGGGGGATGGAGAATGTGCGGTCCTGCGCCCCTACCACCACAATCCAGCCTGTCTCGTCCGGCCCTGTGGCGGAAGCCACTACACCGCCTGTGAAAGCGCCGGCGGCGAAAGAGCCAACGACGGTGCGCACCTTGAACCACCCAGAGGCGGGCATGGCCGCGCCTGCTGCGGTGACTGTGCCACCGGTGCGACCAGACATGACACAAAGCAGCTCGCAGGTGGCGGCCCCTTGGGTCAGGGTCAGGCCGGACGCAGGCACAGAGCCTGACGCAGAATTGAACGGGATGAGGCGAACGCCGGATGCGTTGATATTGAAGGCTCCGCCGAGTGTGGCGCTGACGGTGACGTTGCCCATAGGGCCCGTCGTGGTCGTGCAGTTTGGGCCGAAGCGCGAGTCGCTGTCAATCGTTAGCGTACCGGCATTGACAGAATAGGTGTCAAGACCCGTCTTCGGGGTTAGCGAGGACATTTTGACGTTGGTGGTAATGGTAAAAGCAGTCATTGGTACCCTATAACTTAGGCCACTTGTCTGTGGGACACTTTGCGAGTATCAGCACAACTTTTCCTCCAAGTGGGCACTTGCACTTGGAGCAAACGTCCATTCCGAGATGCACCACCTTAAACTCGCAGTTATTGCAAGTTTCACGCCTTGCGGCCTGTTGTGCTGGTGATGCAATCACGATGGACATGGCTGATCAGCAGGGCGAGAGCCCTGCTGATTCAGATTAGCCGTTGTTGCCGGAGCCGTTGCTCTGACCCAAAGCCAAGCCCATCTTTCCGCGTAACACGTTGCGGAAAGTCACGCCGTGGTCGGCGCAGTTCACGTTACCAATTTCGACCTTCGTGATGAAGGTGTTGTTGATTACGGCTTGTCCGGCAGCGTTAGCTGCAACGACAGCTTCAAGTGCATCGACTTCTGCTTGGGCAGTTGCGGCGGCAGCGGCTGCGGTAGCTGCAGCTTGAGCAGCTGCAGCGGCGGCGGCTTGAGCTGCAGCGGCAGAGGCTTGAGCAGCAGTGATGCCAGCAGCGTCCACAGCCAGAGCTTCAACAGCAGCTTGCAGGGCTGCAATTTGTGCTGCCTGTGCTGCATCAATCCCTGTAAGATTTGCAATTTCAGTGGAATGCGCTGCGATAGCTGCAGTCAGGGCTGCACAGTCACAGGCTTCGCCGGTACCTGCGCTCAGAATGGAAACAATTGAAGCTTGCAAGCTGTCAATGGCAGTCTGCTGAGCGTCGATGGAGGCTTGCAGAGCTGCGTCGCCAGCTTCACGAGCAGTAACTTCAGCAGCCAGAGCGGCGGCCAAGGAGCCTACAGAAGTTTGCAGACCAGCTACCACAGGCACCAAAGCTTCCACGCTGTCAAGGCGGCTGTCCAGAGCGCCGAGTTGAGCCAGGATGGATTGGGCGGTCAGTTGGTCACCTTCGGTGTTGCCAGCCAAAGCTGCATTCAAAGCGGCAATCGAAGCCTGCAGAGCGTTGATGTCAACACCTTGCAGGTTAATCAGGTCGGCCAGTTTGTCGTTAATTGCTTCGCCTGTGGTGTCGGCAATGCTCGTGACCAGACAGTCAATAAGGATGTCTAAGGGTGCGTTGGAAGAGGTAGTCATGGAGATTCCTTGAGATGGGTAGGGAAATAGGTTACTGGCCGGGTGCCAGCGTGTGGATTTTACACGTTTACGTTATCACAGGTGCTGCCAGAAAGCAACAGCTCCAGACCTTTTAGCTGAAGCATCTGCAACTCTATCTCTTTTTGCTTAATCGCCATCTGCTGTTCGACAATACAGCGCACGATAGCCCCAAGTTCTTCAGCTATCACGGAGGCCAAGCAACTGAACTTCTCATCCAAAATATTCTCTGGTGTCATAGTATTGTCTCAGTCACTGAAGATAAAACGCCGCCAGCGTATGCAAAGGTTTTACGGGTGGTTACGCCGCCGCGCAGTTGGTCAATTTGCATCAACTGCCCGCCAGTGTAGCTCAGAACTTTCGTCGTGCCGTCTGCGTAGGTGATGCCTGTTAGCAGCCCCGTTGTGTACGTCATAACAGGGGATTTCAGTGGGTCATCGGTGTTGTTGATTTTGTGGGCAATCAACCCTGTGTTGTCACTGATGTGCAGGTCAAACCCAACGCCACGCCGCACCGCATAAATGGTGTTAGGCGTCAGGGTCGCCGGCAGCGCGGCGACCTCCTTGCGGACGTATAGGTTGATTGCCATAAATTACCAAGCGGCGTTGGCCCAGTTCGCACCGACAGCCGCGCCGTTGTAAGTCATGGAGCCTCCGGCGTCCTCGCCAATCTTGGCCAACTGGGCTGAATTTGCATGGGTGTGGCGGCGGGCCACTGCGTCATCAATGTCAGCTACCGCACTTGTTGGGCGACCGGTAATGCTGGACCACTGCAGAACGATGTCCATACTCTCGGACTCGGATGCCTTCACCCAAGAGGTGGTGCCCGGGTTGTAGAGGTAGGTCGCGCCGCCGGCAGTAACAGTAGTGTCTCCGGTGGCGTTGATGACGTAGACCCACTTGGCCGAGGTCAGGGGCAGCAAGGCATCGCGGGCTGTGATGTCAGCCACGATGGTCAACTGATTACCGCCGCTCATAGCAGACGCAATCATGCTGGCTACGTCAGCCTCGCCAAGTACGTGCCGTGCCGCAGAGCCTGCGGCGTTGACGATGAACATCTCCACTAGGTTGGGGTTGCCGGACACTGGCACGGCGTAGACCGCGTTAGCTTCCAGCGTCCCGGGCAGAGCCGTTACTTTGTAAAAATTGAGTGTTGTTGCCATGATATTCCCTTACCAGTCAGGTGTGTTGGCCCACATTGTATGGGCATAAAAGCCGCCATCAGTGCCTAAAACAAGCTGATTTCCTGCGTCGATACTAAGTGGCGTTGTGTTAGGTGGCCCCATTGGGCCTTGTGGTCCTTGCATGACAATCTCAACAAGTGTGGTCACAGGTGCTGAGATTTCGAGCACCTCTACCGCCGGTACGATGATCTCTACGACTTCTGCTGTCATAGGGTGGCATCACGAACGATGTTGAGGGTGCTGGAGTCGTAAGTCTTTACCCTGCCCACGCCTCCGGGGCTGGCAGGGTAAGTCACCTGCAAGTCGAACCGGTGTGGGCCTATCGGTAGGCCCATCACGGAGGCAGGTGCGAGCAGGTCGATACGCCCTGCAAGCGGTGTCAGTGTGCAATAGGCGGACAGGTCTACTTCGAGACTGCCGTTGGGGTCTCGAATTTGAAAAGCAACTGTGGCCCCTGTCAAGTCGAGCGGCACCAGCGCAGCATCTTTCAGGATGTAACTGCGCTCAAAGGTGTCGCCGCGAGTGTGTGAAACTATGCTCATTGTGCGATTCTATCGGTTTGCCTGAGTTTCGGGGTGCCAATTTTACGGCTTTTTGGCTGGACCCTTTGGCTGCTGAGGTGTTGTGGGGTCCATAGTAGAAGTCCCGCTGGCCGGATTTGCAATCGGTGCTTGTGCCTGCGTACTGCGGAACATGGTGCCGCTCTTGGGTGTGTAACCTGCTGGAGGCAACTGGCCGGTGAGTTTTAGGGATGCTTCGTTATCGTCCAGTAGGCCTAGAGACAACAGGTCAAGGATGCGTGACTGCTCCATACTCTTGAAGGCCTCAAGTTCCTTGGCTGGGCGCAGGTCAAGTTCCTCGTAAGCGAATTCGACGTAGCCGTCTACGCCCATGATACGGATGGCCACTGTCAAGGCTCGGCTGTAGACCTCGTTCAATTTCCGGCGCAGCATGTCCGCTGACTTGAGGTACAGCAAGGACTCTGTTGAGCTGGCATTGGCAGAGCTGCCGAAGCCAAGTGCCACTGGCAAGGTCTTCACGCCCGACGCTAACTTTGCGTTCAAGACCTTCTGTACTTGTTCTAGGATGTCGCCAGGGCTGTGGCCTCCGTCTAAGTAGGTGTATGACACCATATCGAATGACACTAAAGCGTCTTCTGGATTTAGACCGTTAACTACGCTCTGTACTGCAGAAATAACAGTGTTCTGGTATGTTGCCCATTTCTCGGGGTCTGCTAGAATCTCTGGCGGGGTGAGTCTCTTGAGCTTCTCGGAGTCTATGCTGGCAGACAATCGTGGCAAGATGGCCCGCTTTAACACCCTAGACATGTCTTGGTTAAAATCTATATCAGCGATAATCGCTTTAATGCTGGATTCTAACGGGCTAGTCGGGTGTAACTGGCTGGATGACTGATCTATGCTGGTATAAATTACAGTGGCGAGGTCCAGAGAGATTTCATCTCCACCTACTTTCTGGGCTAGTCTGAACGAATTATCTTCCTCGTAAAATACCAGGGTTGGGGGCGCAATCACGTTCAAGCTGGCTGGAATGCGGGCCTTGTCGAGGGCCACCTCAAGACAAGCCGCACCTTCTAGGAGTAAGTCTCTGGCCAAGGTTTCGCTGAGCGACTGGAGCCCTTGTTGAGGGCCGAATGAGCCGTCAGCTGCGCCGAGGTAGGTCAAGCGGCGTAGGAGTTCGTGCGCAAGCGCTGTGGCGTTTGCGTCTACTTTTCCGTCAAGGTCACGGCCTATCACGGTGAAACGTTCGGGAATGCCTGTGCGGATTGCCAGGTAAATGGCTGCGGACAGCTCTGCGCTTTGAACTGAGGCTTCCCGCAAGACTTGGGACGTGGTTGAGCGGCTGCGTAAGTCTGTTAGTCGGTCGAGAGACTTCAGGTTACGCTCTGTGCGGGTCTTAGCGCTAGCACTAGGAGTTACGTTGGTGCGATACCCTCCGTAGGATACCGGTGCGTTCGGGGCCTTTGGGAGAGGCGGGGGCGTGAGGGTTGCGGCTTGGAAGAGATTTTTTAGGGATTCAAACATGGGGGCTCCGGGGTTTGGGGCGATTCTAGCAGAGGTTCTTGAAAATCGGTGGATTCGAGGGCGCGTGGGATGGACCAGCCGTAACCGTGGATACGCTGGTGGACTCGTTTGTAATTGAGGCCCGTTAGCTCGCACGCCTCGGCAAGACTTACGTTGCGTCCTTGGTACGCGATTAGGCGGTTTCTGCGCGTGTTGCGGTTTTGTTCTGTTCGGGTCGCCCAGACACAGTTAGCAGGCGAGTAGCCTAAGTTGTTGTCCTCCCTCTCTAAACTAAGTTCCGGACTATAAGTTGGGTACATGTCTTCAACAAAATTCTCGACTGAGTGCCATCGCTCACAAACGGTTATGCCTCGACCACCCCAATCGGCAAACCTCTCGGATTTTTGGTCGTAGCAGCGCCGCATCATTTGGTAGTGTATATTGTATAGTGGATGCCCGTGCCACCCATGCGTAGCGTTTGCCCGCCCGTTTGCGGCTGCAGCCTCTCGCCGGTAACACCCGCAGCTGATGCTATTGCCGTTGCGCAGGCTGCTCAACCTCACCTGCCGCACCTCCCCGCAGTCGCAGCGGACCACCCACCTAGAACGCCCCTGCCCCGCCACCTCCTCCACAAGGGTCAGCCTGCCGTACCGGTCGCCCGGCAAGTTGGGGTCGCGCCCTGTAGGGGGAATACGGAATGGAAAATTAGCGTTAAACATAGGTTGCCTTGAAAAAGTGCTGCCACCAATCAGGTGAAAGTTAGCAGCTGGGGTTGCTTCTGAGGGGGCAGCACTTATTCAAGAAACCTACTCCCCAGTCCTTTAGGCCTTTCACAGCCATGCAGTAATTCTAGCACACTACTTCCGCACCGCAAAACTCGTCACAAGTGGCACTGCCCCAAGGTTTGTCCAGCTTCCGGCGGTCCCGCGCAAAAGACAAGCAGTCAGCAAGTACACAAGCGAAAAGTGGTAGTGATCTTCGTGGTTGGTTTTTTTCCAGACGTACGTTAGCTCATCTCTAACGAACTCTTGCGCACGTTTTAGCGATAGCATCTGTGATGTAAACTTTGCATCGTCGCCGGCCTTGTGAATTACTATTTTTCGCTCCTTAAAGAGTGAAAGTACCTTATCAAGCATCGCCGTGCGGGCAATCTTTACCATGCGTAAATTCAGCTTCCCTTCTTCCTTGTCCGCTTCCTTTTGGTGGCTGGTGAACAACTCAGGGTTCTTAGAACTGGAGAACATAGCACCCCATGCGCGTGGGTCGTAATCTGTGATCTTAGTTATCAAGTGTGTTTCCGGTTGTGTATCATGCACACTCACCACCACCTTGAACTGAGCACACAATTCTCGCCTACGCATCTCAAATGTAGAGAGTGGTACAGCCTCTCGGTGTACCGTTAGCAGTGTGCCGTCCGCTGTCAACCTGCCGATAGTCACATGACATAGTTGACCCATGTCGGCTCCAAGACAGTGTATATCAGTTGAATCTAGCGGGCTATCTACAAGAGCAGCCTCCACGTCCTTCAAAGTAATCTGCTCGTTCTCCTCCTCTGCCACTTCTCCCAAGCACTGGTTTAGGAATTCTGAGCGCTTAGTAAACTCCGTGCTTACCCTCACAAAATAGCTCGGTTTTAGCACTTCACAGGCTGTTGCGGGGCTGATGTAGTAAGTGTGCGCCTCGTAATTATCATTATCATTTTCACAAACCCACTCCATGCTGGTCTCTCGCAAAACAGGGTCTCTGCCGCACTCTGGACAGTTCCACCGAGCCTTTTGCCAAGCAATGTCCTTGATGGAGGTGGCAGTGATGTCAGTCATATCCCCAAGAAATCCGGGAATCACGATGTCAGTGTGAAAGCTTGGCATCCACAAGTGGCTGCAGCAGCCACACTTCGCCATGTGCCGGTAGCGTTTAGAAGTTTCTGCTTCCTTGCTGATACCAAGCCCTCCTATTGTCGGGGTAGAGAACTGCTTGACAATTTGGAGTTGGGATGCCTGTAGGCGAGACCGAAACTGTTTTACAGTATCAGCGTCGCACCTGTCTAATTCATCTAAAACAAGGCAGTCAGCACTGATGGACAAGGCTGCGGTCTCACTCTTGGTGCCGCGTGTAAATAGGAAATTTTTTCCTATTTTCTTGAGTTCTACGCTATCTACGTCACGGTCTACCATCCTACGCAATGCAGGCGACTCGTTTATAAGTGGATTGACTTTTGTAGTGGTGAGTTTACTTGCATCCCCAGAACTAGGCAGGCCGTAGATTACATTAAACTTTGGCTGAGTGGCCATTCCGGCCAAGAAATAGGCGATAGTTGAGGTTGTAGCCCCGATTTGAGCCAGTTTTACAATGTTTGTCGCCCTACTTGTGTCGTTTACGATGGCTTTTTGGAACTGATAGCCGTTCTTGAAGGACATGCGGCGACCTTCCAAGTAGATGTTTTTCTCGATGTAATCTGACAAATTGTGCAGGTGATACCTGTTGGACACATCATCCACAAGCCTTTGGAAGTGTTCTGTGGCCAAGGTCATAGCTTCAACGCCCCCTTGTACGTGTCAAAAAACTCTTGCTGCAGTTCTGGGAACTGTTTTAAGCTGTGGCTAAGTGCCATTTCTACACGTTTTATCTCTTCCAGCGTGTGTAAATCACTCTGCAACTTCACAAGTTGGGAGATGACTGACCCGATAGCATTCAAGGCTTGTACCCTGTAATTCAAGGGCTCGTCTGAAATTTCTGCATCCTGCAGCATGTCCTTGGCCTTTTGGTACTGGAGCAGAAGCTCAGCATGCAGGTCAAGTGGGCCGTCTTTGGTCTCTGGTGGGGGAGGTGCGGCCTTCTTTTGCGCGTAGATTTCGTCAAGACTGGCCATTTTTGTAATCTTTCAAGCGTCGGAAGAAGGTTCTGGGGCTGGTGAAGGACAGGGCTGCGGCCTGCTTCGCTGAAATCCCCTGTGACAAATACTGTGCCACGATTTGATTTTGGAACTCGATGCGCGTTTTGCGTAGGAGTTTGGGGTCCCGTCTGGGTGCGCGGGCGGGCAAGCTCTTGCCTACCCATGATTCCGAGTAACCGAGGTCCTTGGCGAGCTGGCGCACGGTCAAGGTTCGATGGTACAGCGCGTCTAGCTGTTCGGGTGTGACGAGTTGGGCGAGGGTCTTACGCATGTTGGGGTTCTTGTTGGTGTCGTTGTGGCAGCATTGTACAGGGTTTGGGG